AAATATATTTTCAAATATATTTTCAAAGATATGTAAGTCTGAAATATTTTCAGTTAAATAATAATATTTAATACTTTCTTTATATCTATCAATAAATTTTGTTGTTCTTTTTTTTCGAATATCTGATTTAATAGTTTGATAAATTAAATAATCTTTTTTTTCTTCTTTTTTATTTTTATCATTCTCTAGTAATAATAATAAAATTTTATCTTGAATTCTTTGTTCTATATTATCATTAAAATCCTCATTTAAATATAAAAAATGTACATTATGTCCTATATTTAATTTTCTCATTCTATACATTGCTTGAGCAACCTCTGTATATGTTGATTGATTATCTATTATACATAAACCTAATAATTTGGGATAATTATCTTGTTTAATGTCAATACCAACTATATGTGCTTGAGAATAATATATAAATGGCTTATAATATATTTTTGTTTCGGAATATAATTCTATAATTCCATCTCTATATATTAATTTTTCATGTTTTTCATCCATAAATATTATATCACGTTTTCTTGAATTTGATAATTCTAAATTATTAAATAATATTTTAACAACATCTATGTTATACATATTTTTTAATAATCCAAAAACATCTATTAAACAATCATAAGAATTTAATAATCTATTTGATAATAAATTATCAATTATAAATTTTTCATTATTTAAATTTAAATATAAATCTTTAATATATATTACTTCAGAATTATTAATAGCATATTTTATATTAATATGTTCATCATAATCTAAAATTATTTCATAAAATTTATCATCTGATTTAATATTTGGTAAATCAATATTAACAGTTCCTGAATAACCAATTTTAAATATATGATCAATATTTATTATATCAATAAATGATGTATTATATTGATACTCTGATAAATATATTTGTTCAAATATATTATTTAATATAATATCAAATATCTCTTGTTTTTTACTATAATCATAACTAATTATTATATTATTTAATAAATCAAGATTACTATCTTCATTTTTAATATGAAATATTTTCTCAATTAAATTATTTATTTCTAAATAATTATGTAAATATTTTGTTATTTTAAAATCATTTATTATTATATAATAATAAAATGTTAAAATAATTATCATAATACATGATGAAAAATTAGATTTTTCTAATGGTTCATGTTTTGTTCTATATGGTATTGCATAACAAAATTTTGGATGAATTCCCCAATTACTATTTTCTTTTAATTTATTATTTTTTATTTGTAATAATATATTATTAATATCATCAACTAATAATTTAATAATTTCATGTTCTGATATTATATCAATTTCTGCTTTATAACTTATTACATCAGTTTCATTTATTGAACTAATTTCAGGATTTTCTTTTAATATATATATTAATGGTTTAATAGTATTTATTATTTTATTAATTTCTATTGTTTTACTATCTGTTATATTAAAATTACTTTGTAAAGGGTCTAAAATACTATCAAATTCATCAATTAACATAATTGTATTTTTATTTTTTTCTATATCATTTAATTCTGCATTTAAAAAATTATATTTTATTTCACTATCAGACAATATTTTAATATTATCATTTAAATTAAAAAATCTTTTATAAAAATAAATATCTTTCTCAGTTTGAGTTTTTAAATGTTCTGGCATAATAATTAAAACTTCTTTCCTCCCAATAATAACAAAATATAAAGCTAATAATGGTGTTAAAACTTTTGTTTTTCCTTTACCCATCATAAAATGATGTAATGGATACGAAGTACCACCAGATTGAATTATTTCATTTTTATATTTTACATTAAATATATTTGTATTGAAATTATATTTTTTTTTATTAGATTTATAAAAATCATATGATTTAAATTTTTGTTTATTATCATAAGCAATATTTGAATTAATTATATCTTGATATTTTTTATATTGTTCTTTTAATAATTCATTTCCTAAAATTAATTCAAAAAGTGCTTCAAATTTATATTTAAATTGATATTCTTTTACATTAAAATATTCTTTATTAATTTTTATTAATCCATAAAAATTATTAATATTATTATCATTTAATTCTATTAATAATTTTTTAATAAAATTTAATATTTTTATCATAACAAGATAATTATATAATAAATTATATTCTAAATCTAATAATACATTAATATTATAATCCTTAAATGAAATAATATTAATTTGTTCTTGTAAATCAGTTTTTAGTTTTAATAATTTAGATATTATATCAAATCTAGTTTTAGAATCAGATAATGATAATATACTAATTTTATTTAAAAATTTTATTTTTGACATATATTCTTGAAAATTATCTGTTATGTCTTTTAATTTAATACTATATTTATTTTTTTCAATATATTCTATATATAAATCAGAGTCTCTTGAATTATTATAAAATGTTATATTTGTATATTCACAAGCTTTTAATTCATCATTTAAATTAATTTTATCAAATATATTAAAACTATCTTGTGTTAATAAATAACCATTCTTTTCATTTATATCATTATCATTAATATATAATATATTATATTTATTAACATGATAATCTATACAGAATTTAATCCATGATTCATAATCTATATGATTCATTTTATTTAAATAAAAATTAGTTTCTGGATTTATTGTTATTGTATAAATACAAGATGGTTCATTAATGTGATTTAATAATGTTTTATTAATTATATTTTTACGATGAAAATATGTTACATTGTAAGTATTACTATTCTTATATATTAAAAAAAAACAATTTTGTGGTATAACATATTTAAATGGATATATAATATCATTGTATTTTTTAACAATAAAATTATTATACCAAATTTGATTTATTTGAATAGTAAAAATATTGTCATCATTTATATTAAACATACCTCTTATTTTTATAAGCATATCATTTCCTAATTTATATATATATGTTTCTCCTTGTATTTGATTAATAATATTAATATTTATTAAATAAAAATTTAATGAATCAACATTAAAAATGCTATCAAATATTCCTGAATTGATTATTTTTATTTGATAAAATTCATCATTAATTAATATATAATATTTATTTATATCATCTAAAGATATATTATTACATTCAAATTTTTTTTCCATAAACTCAGAATCATTAAAAGATAATTTTTTTGTTAGTAAAACTTCTGCGAAAGTTTTATATTTATAATCTTTTTTTTTTAAAAATAATTTATAATCTGGAAAATATTTATTTATAATTTTAAATAATAATATAATATTAAAATTTACAAAATTATCTTTATTGTCTATTAAATAATTACAAAATTTTTCTTTAGAATTATTCATTTTTAATAAAATATCTTTTAAACATGTATCTAAATTATCAAATTTGTATGTTTTAAAAAATAATAAACTTAAATTTTGTAGAGAAATTATTTGTTTTTGCTTATTTTTTTGTAAATTTATTTCTTCTTTATATTTTATTATATTTTTATTTATTAATTTATAAAATTTAATTTTCAAATCATTTATACTATCTATAACTATAGTTAAAAATAGTTTGTAATTTATATCAATTTTTTCAAAATCTTTATTATTTTCTATTATTTTTTTAAAATTTAATATAAGTTCGAATTCTAATAATTTTTTTTGATATAATAATTTTTCAATTTTATTTTTTTTTATCATTTTATTTTCTTTTAGTTGAAATTCTTGAAATTTTTTTTGTAATGGTTCATGTGATTGTTCTTGTGATTGTTCATGTGATTGTTCTTGTGATTGTTCTTGTGATTGTTCTTGTGATTGTTCTTCCATTTTACTATAACGTTCTAACTTTCTTTGAAAATATTCTTCACTATCCTTTTCTACTTTTTTTTCAAACTCTTGAAATAATTCTTCTTTTGTCAATTTATCTAATTTTTCTAATTCTTCTTGATATGATTTTTTATCCATTTGTTCAAATTCTAGTAATTGTTCTTCTATTTTTTTATACTCTAGTATTTTATTTTGATATAATTCTTTTTCTATTTCTTTTTCTGTCCAAAAATCATTTATTTGTTTTAAAAAAATGCTATATCTTTCTTTAAAATATATTAATTTTTCATCTTCTTTGTTAATTTGTATACTGGTTTTTGATAATTCAAAAGAACTATCAAAATAAAAATTACTCATTATATTTAAACGAAATGCAATTCTAATATCTTCATAATATGATATTATTGGAGTTACATTTTCAACATCATCATATAAATCATCTATCTTATTATCAATATCCAAACTAATTTTTTTAACATCTTCTTTATCATATAGTTTAAAATCTATACTTTTGAACATTTGTTCTGAAACATATTGAAAATCTTTTAAATCATACCATATATTTAAATAAAATAATATCAGTTTATTTCTATATTCTTCATTACTAGTTTTAAAAATATCAAAAATATTTAATTTAAGAAATATATAAGAATTATAAGAATTATAATAATTTATTTCATCATTATTATTAAAATTCTCATGTAAATAAATTGGATTATTATACAAAAATATTTTAGTTTTATTATAATTATTTAGTGGAATATTATAAGAAATTAATTTTTTATGATTATTTATGTTATAATTATATGTACTTGATAAAATTGTCATAAAATAATTTATTTTAAAATTAAAATTTATTTCTCTTTCTCTATTTATAAAATAATTATAATCAAAACTAAAATTATATTTTGTTGTTATAAGTCTATAAATAATTTGATTATATAAATAATTTCCAATATTTATTTTTATTATATTAAAATATTTTTCATATTTAGCAAAAGTAAATTTTAAAAACTCAAAATCTCTTATATCTATTATTATATTATTAATTAATTTATGTATTTGATTAAGTATTTTAATAAATATTTCAAATCTTATCATATGTTTTATATACCTATTTAAATTATAATATTGAGTTTGATCATTAAAATCAAAAAAAGAATTCTGCCCCATATCAACTAAATAGTCATTTATATACATTGCATATGGAACATAATTTATATAATTACTAGGTTCATTATATAACTCGTATGTATCGTAAGTTTTCAAAAATTTTTCATATATATTTGATATATTTTTAATATATTTTTTAAGTTTTTTTACAAAAAAATCATGTCTAAAATTCATCTTGAATTTATCTAATATTTCATCTGATGATGTTTTTAAAATTTCATCAAAAATATTATAAATATGTCTTTCAATGGTGTCTAAATCTATTTCTGTAACTGTTTCTGAAAAATAATCTTTTCCATTTTTAGATTCATCTCTATATATAAAAAAACAAAAAATATCCAAATATTCTTCATAATATATAAAATCAACAATATATTTTATATCATATGTATTATAATTTCTATTTTCATTATATTTAATTTCGATATTTTCAATATCAAATAAATAATTTTTTTCGATATTTATTATATTATGAGTTATATCTTTAATAGTAAAATTATATGAATCATTATATATAATATCATTACTATTATATAATAAATCTTTATCTAATAATTCAATATCAATTAATTTACTACACATTTGTTTCATATAAACAAATAATGTATAATTTTCATTTAATAAAATTCTAAAATTTTCTTCTGTAAAAATATTACTAACTAAATTATAACAAATATTATTTATTTTTTTAATATTTGATACATATATATTTATATCTTTGTTATTAAAAATATTATAAAATATAATTGGCCAATATTTTGAAAACCAACTACATGAACCACTATCTTGAGCTAAAATATAAAGTTGAGATTCATATAAATGTAATATTTGTTTATTAATAATTTTATCTATTATTTTATTATTATCACAATTATATTCATTTAATGTTATATTATCTAATAATGAATAATTAGTTAATCCTAAATTTGTAATATTAAATTTTGTTAATTGAGATTTTAATAAAATTTCAGATATTAATTGATAATAATTTTTATTAATAGTTAATATATTATAATCAACTAAATTTTTAATATTTAATTCATCAATATCATCAATATCATCAATATTACCATTACTTTTAATATATATTTTTGTTTCTGGTTCATCATAATTAATTAAATTATCTATACTATAATTATTATAATTAATATTAATTATAATTTGTTCTTTATCAGTATTAATTAAATTATCTAGTTGTTTCAATATATTTATAAATTTAGATAAATTTATAAATTTTTTCTTAATTTTCATTTCTCTATCAATATGATATTCTTCTAAATTATTAATACTAGATTTTATTCTTTCATATAATATAATAATAGATAATATACTAAAAATTGTTTTTATTGCTTTTTCATATTCTGTATCTATTTCAATATTTTCAGATATAATAAAACCAATATAGGGTAAAAAATATTCAACATCATTTATTAAAATAGAATCATGGATTTCAATACCTAATCCTGAATTAAATAATAATAAATAAATTTTATTATCTTTCTCAAATATTAATATAGATGTAGCATGATTATCTTGAGAAACACAAACATAAGCATAATTAAAAATTTTTTTATACAACTCAATATTTTTTATAATATTTAAACTCTCTATATTATCAAAATCTATTTTAATTTCTCCTTTATCTATTCCATTTTTCATATTATTATATATAATATTATCATTATTAATAATAATTGTATAAATATCATCAGAAACAATATTATTCTTTAATAAAAAATTATTAACGTTTAATGTAGTATCGCCACTTTCTCTATTTATAAAACTATCTAAAAAATGATAATATATAGCTTTATCGAAATTAATACTATTTTCAAATATGTTTTTAATATTTTCTATATGCATTTATATATATATATATATATTTATTTTATAAATTAATTTATAAAATAAATATAGTAATAACAGAAAAAATAGGTATTAAAATATCTAATAAAGAAATAATTTAGAAAAATAAAGTGTTAGTATATGTTCTAAAAATTGATAATAATAATTTAAATCATATTGATTTTATGTTAATAATAAACAATATTATTTATTATGTTGGGTAAAAAACCACTATTGAAGAAAGAATTTCTTGAAAATGACGATATTAGAGTATTAATAAATTTAATAGAAAAATATAATTATACAAACAATGAATGCAATTAAAAATAGTTTTCTATATGAAAGAGATGTAGTATATGTTCAATTTCTAAAACTGAAATAGGAAGATGTGATAAATTTCAAATAAGAAAAAATTCAAAACCATATAAAAGCGATAATATCTTAGTCTATGGACTTATAAAGTGTAAAACTTGTTTAGGTGTATGAAATAGAGATGTAAATGGTGCTACTAATATATGTAGAATTGCAAAGAATGCAATTAATGGATTAGAACGACCAAAATATTTATATAGGAAAAAGAAGTATGAAAATGTGAAAGTAGAAAAAACTAAAAAAGAGAAATCTAAAAAAGTCGTTCAGAAAAAAGTCAATAAATCAGTTAAAGTTGACGCTTTAACAAAATCATAATTTACATGCTTTGTAATGAAAAAACCTTGAAGTTTTATTTTTTGACATTTTTTTGTCTCATTTTAAATCTTCAAGGGTGTAAAATTCCCAACTTTGTATTTTTTAATACGTTTTTCTATATCTTTATCATAACCAATTTTATTTTGATTGATATATAAATAACCATGTTCAAAAGGTTCAAATTTGTATTTATCATCATAATAATTAAGTTCAGTTTTATAATTTTCTATTTTATCATTTAATTTTTTTATTTTATTCATATCATTTTTATTTGCTATATATTTACCATTTTTTCTAATTTCAGGCATGATTTCTTTAAAATATTTATCCATAAATAATTTTGCAAGTGGTTTTGATGATTTTGATAATACATCATATAATCCTGATTCATTTATGAATGATGTATTTGGATGTAATATTGATGATACCCCAGTCGACTGGGGTATCTTGATAAATTTTTTAATATATTCTTTATCTATATTAAATATATTACTTTGTTTTAATGTACTAGTATATCCTAACACTTTCAAAACATCTTTAAATTTGAACCATATATTGCCATCTACATCAAAAATAATAAATATTTATTGTTCATTTATTTTGAACAATTGATTAAAAATATCTAAGAAAAAATTCATGATTTATATATATATAAATTACGATAAAAAAAATTTGTTTATAATATAAAAAAAATATATATTTATATTATAAATATAATGGAAAATATTACACAAAAATCGAAACATTATTGTGAAACATGTAAATATAGTTCAAATTCATATTCTGATTTTGTGAAACATGTTAAATCACAAAAACATATTAGAGGTGGATTAAAACCAAAAATATGTTCAATATGTAATTATGAATGTTTTAATCATTGGAATTTAAAACAACATAATTTAATACTACATTCTACAATAGAAGAGAGAAAAAAGCAAAAATATTATTGTGATATTTGTGATACAATATTTTTTTCTAAATTATATATGGATAAACATATGATAGGTAAGAAACATAATAATACTATTGAGATTAATAATTTAATTTAATTTATATTTTTATCTGTAGACATATTAACTATATATTTTAGATTAAAATTACAATTTTTTTATTGTACTCATTAGTTAAATAATTTAATTTTATAAATTAAAATCTAAAATATATTTATATGTAAATAATAATGTATTATTAATTACACCTATTTTTACAAAAAATTATATATATAAATATGAAACTAATAAACATGTACATGTTTATAAAAAAGTATTAATAGATAATGTATTAAAATAAAAAATATTAAATTTATAAATAATATAGTTATTTTAAAATTTATATATATATATATATATATATATATATATGGATTTTAAAAATTTAAATTTTAATTTATTTTTATCAATTTTTTTGGTTTTAGTAATTATTGGATTTAGTGCATATAATAATGAAGAACATTTTTTTATAGTAAATAAAATTGCCAATGGTTCTAAAACCAAAGTTAGTAAAGCGAGCAGATGTTCACAGTGTAATAACAATAAAAAACAACAATGGACTGAAAAAAACCCATATTGTAGTTGTAACTAATTTTATTTTATTCTCTAAATTAAAATAATAAATATATTATCTTAATTTCATATATAAAATAATTAGATTAGTATATATAATAAAAATAAGTCAAAATTTAATTTACAAAATTTTATTTTAAATATTCTTCATAAAAACTATCTTTAGCTTTAATTATTTTACTATTTTTATTTTCGTGAATATTTTTTAATGTTGTAACTAATCATATAGTATTTTTACAATATATATATATATATATATTATGTCACTTAAAATTAAATGTATTAAAATAATTATATAATTAAAATAGAACATAATTAATCTAATAAATTATTAAATAGAACTAACAAATATAATAAAATAATAGCATTTTGTAAATATAAATAACAAAATTTTATTATTATTTTTATGGTAAATTATAATCTTAATCCTTAATCCTTAATTTTCTAGGTCCAATAATAAATATTTTTATCTGTAGATATTAATTTTTTATAATAATTTTATAAATAAATCTTTATAATAAAAAATAAGTTAAATTAAAAAACTAGATAGTTTTTTAAATTTAATACATTATTACTAATCTAATAAATTCATTTTTTACTATATAATCCAAAATAATTTGGACCTTCTCTATATCTTGTAAATTCTGTCTGTGATGATTGAATACCATAATATAATTTTTTCTGTTCAGAATTTAATTTAATATATTCATGATGATATATTGTTATTTTTGATAATATAGTTTCTATTTCTTTCATTTCTTTTCTTTCATTTCTTTTCTTTTATTTTCTTCTTTTATTTTACGATCTCTTTTTTCTTTAATAGGTATCTTTATATAACTAATAATTTGTGTATATACACTATCATATCCATCTTGCCAAGACTTTTGTTCATTTATTACATATAATTGTTTATTAGTAGATGATAAAAGTTCGTAATCATCTTTTAGTATAATATCATTTTGTAATATTTGGTCTTGTAATAATATTAAATTATATTCTTTAACACTATTTTTTATATAACTAATAATGTTAGTATATATACTATCATATCCATCTTGCCATTTTTGTTGTTCATTTATTACATATAATTTTTTATTATTATATGATAAAAGATCATAATCATCTTTTGATATAATATCATTTTGTAATATTTGTTCTTGTAATAATATTAATTGTTCTTTCTTATTAATATATATATCAAGAGGATATTTTTTATAATATTGAAATTCCATATCTAGATGATAACTTGTTAATATATTAGATATATCATAAAATTCATTATTATCATGATATAAATTATTAATCATGATATTATCTGGATGTTTTTCCCAATTACTTGTATAATTCTCCATAATATAAATAATAATAAATAAATATAGTAATAAAATCATAATTAATCAATTTTTTTAATTATAAAAATTGATTAATTATTTATTAAGTAATATATGTATAATATTTAATAAATATGCCTATTAAATATGGAGAACTTGTAATAATATATAATAAAATAAATATGAATATATTTACAAATTTTATAACATGGTTAAATTATGATGATAAATCATTTAATAAAAAACCACCAACAGAATCTAAATATATATTTTCATTTGATGATGGAGAAATTTATGATTATAATGATAAATGTATAGATTTTAATTTTGATTTTTTTAAGAGTTCATTATCTACAATACCATCATATTTTCAAAAAATAAAAAACAAAAAATATAATAAAATTTATTTTTATAAAAGAGAATTAGAGAAAGATAATTATAATAAATTATTCAGTTCATATTCAAAATATGATGTTTTAATGAATATTAATTCAGATTATAATTCTATTTATTTTTGTCATAATTTAAGTTCAAAACAAGATATATTTGGATTAATAGGTATAAAATCAAATAAATTTATGCCACGATATCAATTTGCATATGATATAGATGAATTTACAAAAGAAGAAATAATTTATTTAATTCATTATTTATTTAATTCATAATTTAAATATTTATTTATAATATTAATTCCATTTTTATTGATTCATTATCATTTTCTAAATTTAAAAATTTAAATATTTTATCATCTAAAAAAACCATAAATTCACAAAAATTTGATGTTATTTTCTTAAAAAATTTATATGCCTTATCATCTAAAAATTTATTATATAAATCTATTAAAATTTTTATTTTTAATATAAAATCATTAAAATCTATAATTTTATTTTTAACATAATTTTCATTTATTATTTTTTCAATCAACATATTCATTATATTTTCAAATGGTATATCTCTAGTCATTAATTTATTTATTTTTTTAATATTATTTTTTATGTAATTATTCTTTTCATGATCTATATATCTAAAACCAAATGTCCCCAAAGGGTTAATTAATAAAAAAGCAAAGCTTTTATTAATGTCCCCAAAGGGTTAATTAATAAAAAAGC